GCAGCGAGAGCAGCACAACATTGGTGAGACCAGACTGAGCCTTGAAAAGACTATTGAGAGGATACTGGCTGATGGCTGACTATGAAAGAAATGCGAGCGAAACAGAATTCGTCCAGCCTGACGTAACTCCAATGTATGGCCCTGAGGGTGATGACTACTGGCTTGCGATTGCCCGTGATTCATGGACGCAGGGTGACGACTACTTCACCACGTCGATGCGGCCACGGATTGAGCGCAACCTAGCCCACTTCAAAAGCAAGCACGCGCCGGGCAGCAAGTACCACCAAGACGAATTCAGGAAGCGGTCTCGGCTGTTTAGGCCAAAGACCCGTACCGCCATTCGCAAGCATGCAGCCGCTGTCGTTCGTGCATTCTTTGCAACCGATGACGCGATGACCTGTGAGCCGGTCGATCCTTCAATGGAGAAGAGCAAGCTGGCCGCTGCTGTTCACCAAGCGATCCTGAACTACAGGCTGAAGAATTCAACACCGTGGTACCAGATCACGGTGGCCGCATTAACTGAGGCGTGCATCCACGGCATTGTGATCAGCAAGCAATTCTGGGACTACGAAGAGGAAGAGATCGAGATCAACAAGTTCCACCCAGCGCCCGACGGCGGTGTGGTTGTTGAGCCAACGATTGTGACTCGGATGCTTCGTGACCGGCCCATGTCCCGCATTGTGCCGCTGGAGAACATCCGCATATCGTCTGCTTCGGACTGGCTTGATCCAATGAGTTCGACGCCATTCATCATCGAGCAGCGACCGTACTATGTGGCCGACCTGAAGGAGCGCATTGATCGCGCCTCTGTTGGAGGGAAGACGAGCGGACAGATCCCGTACCGCCCACTCAGTGATGCTGAGATTCGTCGCGGTAAAGATGCACCGTATGACTCGATCCGTTCAAGTCGAGAAGACAACAATGACCGGTTCAATGATTTGTTTGGCGGCCAAAGAGCTGACTATGACGTGGTTTGGGTGCGTGAGTGCATCATCCGCATCGGAAAGATGGACTACTACTACGAGACCGTAGGCGAGACTATCCTGCTGTCTGACCCGGTACCATTGTCCGTCGTCTCGAAGATCGGGCGCGGCTATCGCATGGGTAAGATTGAGATTGAGCCGCACACGCTTCAGCCTGAAGGCGTGGCTGATATGTCGTATGCACTCCAGACGGAGGCCAATGAGATCTCCAACACCCGCATGGACAACGTCAAGCTGTCCATGACTGGTCGATTCATCGTGGCACGTGGTCGTCAGACTGATATTAGAAGCCTGATGCGCAACGTACCCGGCTCAATCACCTACAGCCAGAGCACCAATGACGTCAAGGATATGCGCTCTGCTGACGTGACCAGCTCCAGCTATCAAGAGCAGGATCGACTGAACTTGGACATGGATGATCTGCTGGGGACGTTCTCACAGTCCACAGTGCAGTCGAACCGGCAGCTGAATGAGACCGTCGGCGGTATGGCCATGCTCCAGCAGGGCGCGAGCGAGATCACTGAAATGGAGATACGCAACTTCTCTGAGACGTGGTATGAGCCTGTATTGCGTGACATGGTTTCACTTCAATCTAACTACGAATCAGACAAGACAGTGATCGAGCTGGCTGGCCGTGTGGCGAAGACTGAGGGCGTAACCGAAGCGTTTAGGCTGGTGCAGATGCCGGCCAAGGTCGTCGTCAACGTCGGCTTCGGAAACACCAATCCAATGATGCGGATCGAACGATTGAACGTGGGCCTAAGCACGCTTGAGCAGTACGTGCCGGGATCCATTGCGAGAGCTGACGGCATATCCATTGCGCGTGAGATCTTTGGTGCACTTGGCTACAAGGATGCGTCCCAGTTCTTCCCTCACTTGTCGGAAGATGCCGAGGAAGATCCACAGATCGCTGGATTGCAGCAGCAGATAGAAGAGCTGACCGGCATCATTGAGTCTGGTCAGATCGAGCACGAGAATAAGCTCAACATCGAGAAGGTCAAAGCCAAGAGCCGCGCCCAGATCGAAGGCATGCGCCAGCAGACCGCGTGGATGTCTGAGAAGATCAAGGATCAAATTAAGCGCCTTGAGCTGAAGATCAAGGAAACTGAAAGCGAGATTGCCAAGCGCGAGCTGTACATGCAGCGTGAGGCGCTATCTCAGGCGATACACGAGGCTGACCGCCACCTGTCCATGGAAGAGGCTAGGTTTGAGCGTGAAATGAGTCAGCCGGTGCCAGAGGGCGGTGCTAATCAAGAGCTGGTTGACAGCCTTCGCAGTCCGTCATCCGGCAAACCCATCAAAGTTGATGGCACCGTGATGAGCGACGTTTCTGATGGCAAGGCGGGCGTGATGGCCCGTGGCGACTATGGAATGATTCCGGGTAAGGAAGGATGAGCGAAGAAGCAATCATCGGCGGCCACCGGAGCGACTACTTAAATGAAGTTGCCAGTGAAGAGACGCTTGGCAGCTTCCCGCCTGAGATCGTCAACGCGATCCAGCTGGGCATCGACGCCGAGTCTTTTTTGAAGAACAGCAAAATTGGGGTGTACCTCTACAACCGTGCATTGTCAGAGATCACCGAAGCAACTCAGGATCTGAGCCGCATGTCGTCGGTCAGGTCAAGAGAAGCCGATGAAGCGCACGACCGTCTACGGATGGGTCAGCGCTTTCTCGATTGGATGAATGACGCGCTTGAGCACGGTCGCAGAGCGCAGGAAATGGCCATGGAGGCTGAAGATGAGCAAGCAAGACACGAAGCAGAGCAACGAATTGAGCAAGCCTGAGATTGACCCCGCCGATCTGGCTCCCAAAGATCCTGAGCAAATGCAGGATGTACGGGCCAGCATATCGGCTAAAGGTCGCGCTAACCGCAGGAAGCTGACCGAGGAAGTGAATGTCGACGACGAGTCATTGGCGGCACTGGGACTGGCCGAGACTGGCCGATCACCTTCGGACACGCCTGACGAGACTGAAGCGCTGGCTGCAATGGTCGCTGAGGCTCAAGGCGAAGAGATCACCCGCAAGCCAGCTAAGAAAGCTGATGACCCGGTTGATGTTGAATATGTAGACGTAGTGGTTTATGATAGGACTCATAAAGTACCGAAGCGCGATATTGATGCAGCCGGCGGCTTAAAAGCCTACCAGATGAACAGAGCATCCAATGTCCGGTTTCAGCAGGCTGCGGCCATTAAGCAAAAGAGTGACCGCCAGCTCCAAGAAATCAAGGCACGCGAAGAGGAACTAGCAAGGCGTGAGAAGGAGCTTTCACAGCATACCTCACGTAATCCATCATCCGTCCCGGATGAAGAGCTACCCGATCAGGGCGCTCAAGAAAAGGCGGTCGAACGATCCGACAAAGTTAAGTCGATTGTTGATCGTATTTTCAGTGGTAAGGAGGAGGACGCCGCTCGTGCTGTCGAGGAAATTCTTGATAGTGTCGAAGCTCGGCCTAGCCTATCTGCTGATGCAGTCGCTAAGATGGTGTTGGAGCAGCTTCATAGTGAGCAGCGCCAGCAACAGACCAGTCAGCGTTCTACGGAACAAGACGAGTTTGCGGCCATGCAAGAGGATAATCGGAAGCGGGTAAACCACACGATGCGTACTGAGTATGCTGACGTGATGGCTAACCCACTGAAGAAAAACCTAGCCTTGCTACGGTACCAACATCTTGTCAATGATCCTAACAACGCAGGCCGGGATCCGGCAGATATTGCACGTGAGGCCGGTGACCAAGCCCGCAAGGTGATGATTGATGACCCTGATGCGGAACTTGAGAACCGACGCGCTGAAAAGCGCAACATGCCACGCGAGACATCTGCCAGACAAACAGTGACTCCACAGCAAGAGAAGCGCCCACCCTCTGTGAAATCACACATTGAGCGGTTGCGTCAACGCGCAGCTTTAAGCACTTCATCTGGAGAATAAGATCATGGCAGGACAAATCTGGTCAGTTGATATTCTCGGAGGCTTTATGTACTCCGATGAGCTGTCGGAAACGCTTCGATTAGGATTGCTACCGGCGGTTAAATTCCGTCAGTTCTGCGATGCTAAAGACGCGACCGACAAAGGTCTGAACAAAGGCGAAACCTTTAGCTGGAACGTATACAGCCGACTGAAGAAAAAAGGTCGCGCCATTGACGAAGACGAAAGCATGCCAACGTCGAACTTCACGATCACCCAGCAGTCTTTGACGGTGACCGAGTACGGCAACAGCGTGCCTTACACCGGCAAGCTCAACAACCTGTCGAAGCAACCGGTGACGGAAATCATCGACAAGGTGTTGAAGATTGACGCGAAAGAAACTATGGATGCTGCGGCACACGCCCAGTTCAACAACACGCCACTAACGGTGACCCCTACTGGGGGCAACAGTGCAACTTCTGTTGTGTTTGAAGAAGCCAGCGGTTCGACCATTACTAACAACATCGCGCTGGGCAAAGCCCATGTACGTGCGATTGTGTTGGGCATGAAAGAACGCAACATCCCAACGTATGCCAACGATGACTACTACTGTCTGGCGTGGCCTTCGACCTATCAATCCTTCAAAGACGATCTTGAAGCTATCTCGCTGTACGTTGAGACGGGCTTCCGTCACATCATGAACGGTGAGCTGGGTCGCTACGAGTCCACACGATTCTGTGAGCAGACGCACGTACCGAAAGGCGGTGCTGTCGATTCCACTGTGTGGAACTACGAAACACCTGACCCATGGAATAATGGTGAGTCTGACTGGGCGTTTTTCTTTGGTAGTGACACCGTGGCTGAAGCCATTGTCATTCCTGAAGAGATCCGTGGCAAGATCCCGACAGACATGGGCCGTTCACGTGGTATCGGTTGGTACTACTTGGGTGGGTTTGGTATCGTTCATGGGCCTAATGGTGATGTTGCTAACGCACGCATTGTCAAGTGGGATTCAGCGACATAATCTGGAGAATATAGAATGGCTACTTATGACAAGCCCCTACAGCAGAGCCTGAGCATCGTTCAGGCTGCTGCAAACGCGGTTGCTACGCTGAACCTAGCGGTACCGTTTAATGCCACACGCATGCGGGTACGTTCGCTTTCCGTCATCAAGACCGGCACTGCTGCCGTGTTCGCTGGTGACGTTGAAGTGGGCGTTGCTGCCGATACCGACAAGTTCTATACGGTACCGGTGTCACTCGATCCTGCGGCTACTGTGGTCGATCAGACCAATGCGGATTTACCCGCAGTTGATGTCGGCGAAGAAGCTTACATCGTGGTCACGGTTCCTGATGGTGGCGCTGCTGGCGATGCTACTCGAACCGATCTAATGATCGAATGGTTCTAATCCAACACTGATCTGGAGGACATTATGGAGACTCAAAACACTTACGACACTGGTCACGACGACATTGTCAAAACGCACTTGCATGGCGGCAACATGCCAAGCTCTGGCGCAGGCTCTGAAGAGTTCTACGGCGGTGGCGGCGGTAGTTTGTCGAATGGATTGTGTTGCAAGACACCGTTCATGACCACCCAGCCTGAAGAGCTGGGCATGGGTACCGCTGGCCCTAACCAGCTACCTATCGGCCCATCGGAAGAGTCTGCTGCACGAGGCCACAAGTTCGGCTAAGTTAAGCAGACCAATGTAAGTGAACTACAAAAGGCCGGGTCGCGTGTTGGCTCGGCCTTTTTCACAGGAGAACCTGATGGACATTTTCGAGATTATGCGCGGTGGTGACGAGTCGAAGGAGACTCTGCGCGATAAGGTCAAGTCTGGATACACTCATTCAATTGATGGATCCAAGGCCGGCGAGTGCGGCTGTAGTGGCCGGAACACGCCAGATGGCGCTGGTAAGCATGAAGTGGTACGATCTCATGCAGAGGTTGAGGCTGCCGAAAAACGCACGCCCGATCTTTCTGAAGGTGTTTCCTTACGCTACGGCATGGGAAGCATGAAACATGCAATTGACGACGGGATGAATTACTAATGATCACACTGAACAGACGAGCAGCATTCAGCAATTTGTATGGCAACTGCGTGGCTAAGTTCTACCAAGGCGGCAAGTATTTTGATAGCAGCGGTAACGAGCTACCGGCAGAGATCGCCGGCAAGCCAGCCAGCCTATCGCAGCGCCAGATTCATGAAATCAACAAAGAGCGTGAGCGGCAGGACATCGAGCCAATCACCAAGGACGAGGTGCCTAACCTTGAAAAAGTTCCCGCTGAAGGTGGCGAAACCAAAGCTACCGAAGACGCCAAAGGCACCGAGGCCGGTCAGCCCGCCGAAGACGCCGCGCCCGCCGAGTCGGAAGCGGTAGAGGACGACAAGCCCAGTGAAGAATTTGAGGCCCGCGTTGCTGAGGCAATGAAGCTTCACAACCGATCACTGCTTGCGCTGTGTCAGGACATCTATGAAAAGATGGAAGACACCAGCGAAGTGCCTGAGCCTTACACCGGTGAAGGATCCAAGGAGAAGAACGCCCACTGGCTGGCCTACTACGGCCCGGCTGACTAACAGTGGATACCTACTTGGGTGTGGTTCAGCGATTCGTTTCTGAGGTTGGTGTGGCCGGCAGCATTGGCCCCACCAGCCTTACGATTGGCCGTTCTCAAGATGGCATCAATCGAGTGATCGAATACGTTCAGCAGGCGCACGCTACGGTCTGCTGGCGCTGGCCCGACTGGGACTTCCTCTGGGGTATTGAAGAGGGCGTCACCACAGCTACCCAAGTAACTGATGGCGCGACTGTCCTGCCGGCCCCTGACCCACCCGCACGTGAGTATGTGATCGAGCGCTCAGGCTTGCAGGTTGAGCGGGCGGGGTCATGGCGCAACGTCCGCTATATGGACTGGCGTGATTTTAAGTCAGCAAACCGCATCGGCAATGTCATACCTGCCAGCACTTCGCCGGCGAGCTGGACGGTTCGCCCTGACCGAATGATCGAGCTGTCTTCGCCCATTGGCGGTGTGTTCAACTATCGCTATGAGTATTACAAGAAAGCCGCGCTGCTGGTCGATGATAGCGATCCAATTATCGTACCTGATCCGCGCATCGTTCTAGTTCAGGCCAAGATGATCTTTGCTGAGCGCGAGAATGCCCCGGAGATCATGCACGGTTCATCTGGTGAGTACGACGTGCTCATGACCCAGCTTGAGTCAACTTACCTGCCCGGCTTTGCAGGCGGTCGATCACGCGAAGAAAGGCTCGTGGCTTCCGATGATTAACATGGGCCAGAGGCTGAGGAAGGGAGCACCCGGCCAACGCATCGTCAACAATGACTACTTTGCATTCAATGGCGGCCTGAACCTGATCGACCCTTTCTTGTCGATCAAGCCCGGCCAGCAGCTCGCGTGCTCCAACTATGAAGTCTACTGGCGAGGCGGGTACCGTCGAGTAAAGGGCTTTGAGCGATTCGATGGACGGCTTCAGCCTAGCTTGGCGACATACATGACGCTGAGAACAATCGGCCCGACTGGGGCGGCCCCTGTTGGCAGTGTTATTACATGGTCTGGAGGTTCAGCTACCATCATCTACTTGCTGGACGACGGAGCTATTGTCATCGGCGATTACACCGGTGACGAACCTGAGGTTTCAGATGCTCTATCCATCGGCGGTATTATTGGCTCGATCCTGATTGAT